TCATGCGTCCTCCCCGAGGTATCGAAACCCCTGCACGGCGCGGAAATGCCCACCATAGCCGCTTTTTACGGGGGGCCTTCCTTTGGCAACAGCTGCCCGAGCGATGGTGGATGCCGACTTGACCTTGTTCTCGCCGTAGAGCCTGGCGCTCACTTGATGCCATCCGGGCATGCGCCGGAGAGCGGCCGCAAGCCCGGGGTGCGAGGTGTGGAAGAGCACCGGCATGGGGCGGCCGTATCTGTTTTCCCCGCGCCGCCACATATCGCAAACAGCGCCCAGGAACCGCAGGCCGACCCCGGCCCCCTGCCACTCGGGCATAACCACCAGGCGGCAAGCCCTGGCCTCATGGCGTGACCTGGTGGACACGGCGAGGTGCGCGACGGGCCGCCCGTCGACAAAGCCGACGTAGTTGGTGGCCGCGATCATCCTGGGCAGCTTCAGATAGTGATGCGCCTCAAACAGGGGCCACCACTCCCATCCGGTTTGCCGGATGACAAGCTCGATTCGTGGGCGGGGTTGAACCGCCCCCCATCGGAACTCGCCAGCGCCGGTGTCGTACACCCAATCGGGCTGCAGCCAGGCCGCGACGTCCTCGTGGCAAGACAACAGCACGGCCCGGCCACCCGTGCGCCTCCATGCCTTGGCAAAGGCGTGGGCCCCGATGCGCGCGATCTGCCGGTCCACCACGCTGGTGAACTCGTCCACGATGATCTTGCCGGGGGCCTCGCTCACGATCCTGGCCAGCTCGGCCCGGAACTTTTCCCCGGTGGAGAGAACGTGGTAGGGGCGAAGCCAGCTCGGCACAGTCCCCAGACCCACGGCGGCAAGGGCCCCGGTGACGGCCTGCCAATCCCCTTCCGGGGCTATGGCGTCCACTATGGGCGCGTTGTGCGGCCAGTCGCCCGGCTTGTGGAAAGTGAAACCGACCTTTGCCAGCTCCTCGCCTATGGAGGACTTGCCGGAGCCGGAGGGCCCGGTGACGAGCCCTATGGACCAGGGTCGGTCCTCAATGGGCAGGTCCGCCTTCAGGCGGAAGGTGGTGGCGTCCTCGACGTTGAACAGGGACTTGACCAGGGCGGAGCGGTAGCTCCCGGAATCGGGGCATGCGCGGTTGATGTCGATGATCATACGCGCACCGCCCTGACCTTGTAGCCCTTCCTGGCCAGTTGGTCATACACCTTGCGGTGTTCCTCCTCGTCCTTGCAGACGACGATGACCCCGAACTGCGACTTGTACTTGAAACCGTTGATGGTGGGGGCTGCCTCGGGCAGCTCAGGAAGCCTCTTGGTCATGGTGTTCCTCACGCGGGGCCTCTTTGGGCTCTGTTCCGGGGCTCTGGGCCCTCACGTGATTGATAGCCCCGCAGCGGGGGCATTTGATGGTCAGGTCGAGCGCCTGGCCACGAGCTAGAAGTCGATTACAGTTTCCGCATCTGATACTCTTTTGCATATCCTGGTTGTTGGTTGCGCCCGGGCCTGCTATCACTCCCTCACCCCTGATCAGGGCCAGGGAGCAGCTGGCCTTGGCCGGTGGCCAGGTGCTGCTACACCTGTCCAGTGGGGGCGGTCGCAACGCCCCCGCCTGCTCCACTCATAGCTTGGGGGCCGGGAAACCGGCCCCCTTTCGTTTATTCCACGGGCTGGTCCGCAGCTTTGACATCCTCGACCGTGGTCAGCTCCGCCACAGCCGCCCGCGCCGCCCGCAGGGTGGCCGCCTGCTCCTCCAGCTCGGCCAGGCGGGCGAGGTCCGCAGGGTCGGGCTCCATGCTCCCTGCCTGGGCGGCCAGCACGGCCCGCAGAGGGCGCACGGTGGACGCGTCCAGGGCGGCCAGGGCGGCGTCGATCCCGGCCACCTGCGCCGCCGTCCGGGCGTCCGTATCCACGGTCTCCGAGACCACGGTCTCGACGTAGATCAGGCCGTCCAGGACCCACTCGGTCTCGTAGGTGGTGTAGGCCACGCGGGTCAGGGGCTCGGCCTGGTAATAGCCCAGGGCCGCCCAGCGCTCCCAGTCCTCGCCGATCTGGGCCCGGGGCACGATCTGGCCGCCCTCCTCCACAAATCGCGGCAGGGCCGCGTGTATGGTCCCGTCAGGGTGTCTGTACATGGCTATCTCCTCCTATTTGCAGTAACTCCACATATGCCCGATACCGTCCACCACCAGCCCCAGGTCTGGGTCGATGCCCAACGGATATGTGGGCGATGCGATATCCACAGCGTCCAACACCGTGAGCGATCCATCGGCCGCGATGTCGCACAGCACATACGCGCTCCGATCCGCATTGGCGGCCACGGCCAGGGATCGGCCGTGGTCCACGACCCCGGAAAACACATCCGCATAGGTGAGGGTCGTCCCGGTCAACACACCGGACGAGCCATAGGCGTAGACGTGGGGCGCACCATAGATGTGCAGGAGTCGACGCCCGTGGTCGATCATCATGGCCGTGGATGCACTGGCGGTCACGGCTTGGGTCCCGGAGCTGGTCGGGACGCCCGTGGCGTCGTATGTGCCGTAGGCCACGGCATACGCGCCATCATCCCCCCCCGCGATCCACAGGCGCGCATCCGGGTCGATGACCAGACCGTTGGTGTGGCTGTCGGCCAGTCCCGAGGCGATGTACCCGGCAATGGTCGGCTCGCCCGTGGCGGGATCGTAGGCGCCGTAATACAATCGGTCGCCGTACTGCGTCGCGCACCACCAGGCGCACAGGGCCGGGTCCACGGCCACCTGGGTCGCCGCCCGGCCGGACGCCGAGGCGACGCCGGACACGCTGCCCAACTGCGTGCACATCCCGTCGCGATCGTAGGTGCCGTGGTAGAGCGTCCCGTCATACTGCGCGATCCAGACGCGATGGACGGGGTCCAGTGCAACACCCCAGTAGGCGGACAGGGGGAGTACCTGCCCCAGGTCGGTCAACCGCCTGCGGCATCCTCCGCCGATCAGGGGATGGCGCAGGATCACGACGCCACCCCCAGGTCCCGGCCGTAGGTGGCCCGGATCACGACGGCCCCGCCGTTGTCGCGCGTGGACAGGTGCAGCAGGTCCTCGGCCCCGGCGTCCGCGCTCACCTCCAGGGGGGACCCGCCGGGCCAGCGCCAGGCTGCGGGCCAGGCCATGGTCCGGCCGCCCGTGCCGTCCTGGAGGATGGTCAGCTCGTAGGTGGCCCCGGGCGCGGCGTTGGACAGGGTCAGGCCGGTCACGTCCTCGGTCAGGGTGAGCACGGCCACGGGCGCGGCCCGCACGTCCCAGGCCACGGCCCCGGCGTCGATGGACAGGGATTGCGGGGTGTAGACCTGGGCAGCCGTCCAGGAGTTGGCCGTACTGAAGATGGACAGCAGCGCCGCAAGCAGCTCTTCGATGACCGCCTGCACGTTCGTGGCTTCCAGGCCGGTTTCGGTGTTGTCGAAGCCTACCTGGCCAGCCAGCACGTGGTGCGGGTTGGTGTCGTCGGTCAGGTGAGCCAGGAGCGCGGTCAGGTCGGGCGTTTCGTCCTCGATGATGGCCACGATGGCCGCCAGCAGCCCGGCCTCCACCTTGTCCAGATCGCCGTCATCCAGGACACCGCCCAAGTAGCGATTGGCGATGAACTGGGCCAGCCCGGCGGCCATGTGCGCCGTCTGCCTGGCGATCATGTTGGCCAAAGCGCGATTGGCGATGCCGGGTTGATGGCCGTTGACCCGGTCGCCCAGGGCCGCATAGGTTGCCAGGTCCAGAACGTCGCCGTCCTCCACCGTGCCGCCGGTTCCAAATTGCAAAATCTCATTGGTGGTCATGTTGCTCTCCTATGGGGTGATGTTTTCGGGCCAGGAGCCAGCGCCCCAACCCGAGAGTTGTTCAGAGTCCGCCCCCCAGACGAAGAGCGGCCCGCCCTGGGGGGCAATGGCATAGCGGTCGATGGCAACGCCTGCAGGCTTGAGCGGGATGTACCCGCCCGCCAGCAGGGCCTTGGTCACCGCGTCCGGGTAGGTTCCGGTGACGCCGATGGTCATGGTCATGTCCTGGTTGTCCTGGATCACGACGAACATGCCCACGGCCGCGAAAAGTGCCTCCCATATTTCATAGGCGCTCGGCACGGTTCCGTCCCAGCTGTTCGCCGCGATCTTGGCGCGCAGCAGGGTGCGGTAGGCGTCGTCCGGCAGCCCGGTGAGGCCAGTTTCGGGGTCGTAGGGGCCGAGCCAGGTTCCCTCGTTCCAGCCGACGCCGTCTTCCCCCCAGGAAAAGTAGACACCCTCAAGCGGGGTTTCCAGAAAGCGCGAACGGCCCACACGAACCCCGACCGCGTCGAGCTGCACACCTACCGCTTCGTCCAGGTCGAAGGCGAGGCGCAGTGCCTCCAGCACGGTCTGCAGGTCGGCGTAGGGCTCCAGGCGGGCGGAGCAGAGCGCGATGAACTTCGGCTGGTCGCGGTAGAGCGAGGTGATGATGGAAAGATAATCGTCGAGCGTCGGCATCTTTTACCCCTCGTCAAGGGTCACGGTGATGGTTTCGCTCGTGGCCGTTGCCCGCTCCACATAGCTCATGGCCAGGTTGGCCGTGGCCAGGTCGTCCGCGTCCCGGGCGATGGTCAGCGAAACGACGTCGAAGGTGCGCTTGGCGCTGTCCGGTTCGGCCGCGTTGATGGGCGTATAGAGCTTCGAGAGGAGCACGTCCTCGCCGATGGCCAGGGCGTCGAGATAGTCCACCAGGTTCGTGACGATCTGTGCTCCGGTAGACGACACGTAGCCCGACCTGGGCTTGATGACGACGGCCGCTCGCACTGCCACGTCGGTGCTGCGGTAGAACCGGATCACGCCGGGCATGCCGTATTTGTCCTGCACCTCCACTGCGGTCGTGCCCACGGTGGCCACGCCGGGGGCCTTCTTGAGCGCTATGGCCTGGGCGATGGCGGCGGAGTCTCCGCCGTTGACCACCACCGCGATGGAGTTGCCGGGCTGGCCGTTGGAGTCAACTGCCTGGGAATCGTTCTCATACACCTTGTGCAGGGTGACTCCGATGATGTTGGCCACCGCGCCGTTGATGCCGTCGAGCACGGTCTGCGAGGGCAGGGCCGTGGAAACCTGCTGGCGCTGGCGCAGGGCAAAATCCGTTTCCACGTCTGCGCCGGGTGTGGCCGCCTGCGGGTTGCTCACGGACTGCCAGCCGCGCGTCGGGGTGGCGATGGTGGCCACCTCTCCCGCTGCCGCCTGAACGGCCCCGCTTTCCCTCGCCGTGGCGGTTACGGTGACCTCGCCGCCGGAGGGGATGACCACGCTGGCGGGCAGGTCCCATTTCTGCCCGGCCACGTCCTCCACAGCGCCCGAGGTCACGACCGTCCCGGCCGTGCCGATAAGCGTCACGTCCACGGTGGAATATGTGGCCACCTTGCGGGCGATGCCGTTGACTTTGACCACGGAAGAGAGCCCGGTTTTTTGGGCAGTGGTGGGGCTGAAGGCGTTGTAGATGGAAAGCGCCAGCAAATAGGCGTCGTACAGCGCCAGCGCGTCCGCCGCGAGCATCTGGCCCTCCTGGCTGTCCGCTTCCAGGTACACGTCCGCGCCGAATATGGAGCGGTGCGTGGCCACCTTGTCGGCCAGTATCTCCGCATAGGTCGGAATGGTCAGGCCATTCTCGTTCAGGGTCGCCCGTACCGCCATTACAACACCTCCTGAATATTCGCCGGGCCGTAGGCCGTTTCGATGTCTGCCGAAATGGTCACGCGCCTGGTGTCACCGTCGTAGATGGATTCATAGGCGGTGATTTCTGTCACGCCCTGCGTTCCGAGGATGCGCGCGCGGATCACGTTGTCGTAGGTCTTCATGGTGTGCTTGCCCCAAACCCCGCCGACGTAGGGCGTGCCCTCCTGGAGGTCGAGAAACCATTCCTCGCGCAGGAGGCGCAGGCGTGAAACCACGGCCTGGGCGACCCCGCGAGAGTCGTCCTGCCAGTAGTCCGCCTTGCCGTGGCCAAAGCTCACGTCCGTGCCGTCCGTCCACTTGCGGTAGCGCATTATTCGCCTCCTTCAGACGGGCCTTCCGGCGGGTTGATGGCCTCCGACTCGGTGGTGATGACCGCGCCCTCCTGCCAGGTGTGGACGTGATAAGCCCCGCCGCCCAGGCTGGTGATGCGCTGGCCGTAGCCGTCCACGTCCCAGCTGCGGGAGGTGCGGGCGTGCTCCTCGAGGTGCTCGCAGTCGATGCGCACACGGCCGCCTGGCTGGATTTCGATGTAGGTGGCCCCGTCATCCGTTCGGAGCTGCACGTGCTCGGTGTTCACCCCGGAGAGTGCCCGTGCCCGGGAGCGAGGGCCGACAAAGGCGAAGCCGTCGGAAAGGTCGTGCATGCGTGGCTCCAGGGGTTCCTGCACCCCGCCGGACTGCCACCAGCCGTCGATGCACCGGGAGGCGAACACTACAAGGGCTTCGTCACCGGGCTTGATGGGGAACGTGAGCGAGAAGCCGCCGCCGTTCGGAAACTGCACGGGCACGTCCACCAGCAGCGGCAGCGCCACGGAAACAATGGACCCGTCCGGCCTGGTGATGCGCCCCTTGATGCTGGGCTGCACGGAAACGGTCTGTGCCTGTGCGTCATAGGCCTGCACGATGCCGGGCAGCGCGGTCCACACCTCGGCCAGGCGGCCGTCCATGGCCGCGCGCATGGCCTCGACCGGGTCTTCAAAACGTTCGCGTCTATCCATCAGCGGCCTCCGCTGTCCGTGATTTTCGAGCCGATTGGGGCGGAGTCGTCGATGCCGACACAGGTGAGGTCCGCGTACCAGTCGTTGCCCCTGGTGTCGCCGTTGAAGTCCACGGCGAGAATGCGGTAGAGCCCGTCCTCGTCCAGCCGAGGGGCCTTGTTGAAGGCGCTCGCCTTGATCTCGGTGCGGTATTCGAGGACCGAGGCGTTATCCAGCTTGATGCGCCCGCCGACCCTGAAGCGCGGGTTGATGAGCGCGCGGACCTTGATGCCCTCGTTGGTCTGCTCCGGCTGGCCTATGAGCCCGCTTGCCGAGGTGAGCAGCACGGCCTCGCCCGGCAGGTAGCCCTGCCGGGGAACCATCTGCGCGCGGCCGTTCTGAATCGACCAGGTCGTGTCCGTGGCCTCGGCCGCATCTCGCATGGCTTTGCGGGCCATGCCGTACATGACCCTGCCACGGGGAAGGGCCGGGGCGTTCAACTCGGGCACGTATCCGGGCTCCACCCCCTCACCGGCCAAAGCGCCCTGGGCCGCTCGCGCTTGGTCTGCCGCCGTGGACCCTGCGGCCAGGGTTTGGTTCACTACGGCGTAGTTGTAGGCCCGGTCGCCGTCGCTGGCCAGGATGTCCACGTAGGTGTCCGTGCCGTTTTCCCGGCCCCGGCGCACCTGGCGGATGTTGCCCCCGAACAGCAGGCCGAAGTTGCCCTCGTACCCACCCTGGAGCACCACCTTGGTAAACTCCTTGTCGATGCGCCTGGCCGTGTCGTCCGCAAGGTTGTAGATGCGGATGTCCGCGTGGTTGGGCGTCTCGAAGTCGGCGTGGTGCGTGGCGAACACCACGCGCAGCCCGGCCAGCTCCAGGCCCTGGCCGCTGCTGCCCACGATCAGGCTGCACTTGCGAAGATAGAGGCGGTCGTTGCTCATTCGTCCCCCACCACAAAATAGAGGTCTACGCCGTCGCCGAGGTTGTCTTGGTTCGGGGGGGCGTCGCTGTCGTCTGCCCAGACAACGAGCCCGCCGCCGATGCCGAGGTAGGCGTAGGGGGCGAGCAGGTCCACTCCGGTGACGAGGGGGATGGAGTGGAGCACGGCCCCGCCGTTGTCCGGAAGGTCGATATCGAGCCACCAGCCGGACTCGGTCGCGTCGGCCCAGCGCACGGTGAGCTGATACTCGACACCCGCGAGGGAAACGGACAGCGACTGCGGAACCGAGGAAATGGGAATGCGGAACACGCTCATTTAGCCCCCCAGCCCGGAGAACAGGGCGGATTCGGGCACGTCTTCCCGCTTTTCCGCCTGCACCTGGCCGCGTTGATCCACGCCTCCCGTCTTGTGGCCGTTGCGCTGGCGGGAGCGGGGGATGGCCACGACCTGCACGGTGGCCACGGTGACCTCGCGCAGCTCGGCGGTGACCATGATGATCGCGCCGGAATCTTTATCCGTCGTCTCGGTGAGGGACTTGATCTGCATGCTCTGGTAGCTGCGCTTGCCCGTGACCAGCTCGAAGGGCTCCCGGGTCCCTTGCAGCTCCAGCAGCTGGCGGTAGATTTCGACGCACCGCCCCTCGGCTGGAGTGTCGCCACCGGAGTCGGAGGCACCGGCGCGGATCGTCACCTTCCGGGGCAGCAAATAGGCGTGGTCCGATACTGCGGCCCCCTGTTCCACCGGGTGTTCGGTCAGCTCCAGCTCGTCAACGTGCGTTTCCTCGACGGTCACGTCCATGGTGATTCCGCCGATGGAGCGCGCGGGCCGAATGTAGACGCCCTGGGAGGCTTCGGACATGATGTTTGTCATCAGCGTGCCGCTCCTCTGGCGTGGCGCACCAGGTCGGAGTTGACGCGTCCCTGCGCCCCGGCCACGGCATTGGCAGTTTCCTGCGGACTCTTCGCGCCGTCGACGTGGATCACCGTTTCGGCGGTGACATTGGTGCCCCCGCCAGCGCCAACCCCGGCGACCGCCATGGCCGGGGGCGCTCCGAGAATCGGGGCTGCGGGCTCGTCGCCGCCGCCAAAGCCGAGCATGCCGCCCAGGCCTTCGCCCACCCAGTCCATGATGCCCGAGCCGATGTCTGTCAGCCCGGTGATGACGTTGACGATCTGGCCGACCGTGTTTGCTATGATGTCGAGCAGGTGGCCGAACAGCTCGCCCACCGCCTCCACCGCCCCGGAGAAGTCGCCCTGAAAGAGTTTTACAACCGCTGTAACGAGAGAGCCTACTGCCCCGAGGATGGAGCCGAGGGTGGAGAGGAACAGCTTGCCCCACGTTTGCAGCATGCTCATGAGCGGGCCTTTGACCTTGCCCCAGAGTTGCCCGAGCGCCCCGAGCAGCACGCCCAGGGCGTCCACCACGGCGTCGATGTCGTCGGCCCAGGGGCCCCAATCAATGAGGCTCTGGCCCCCCTGCTTCCAGACCATGAAGTCGTCGATGAGCGCCAGCAGGGCGATGAACCCGGTGATGATGGCCCCGAGCGGGGTGGCGATGAAGGCGAGATTCAGAAACTTCCAGGCGGCAGCGAAGCCAAGCACTCCGAGGATGAGCGTTTGCGTGCCCTCGTCCAGCTCGCCGAACCAGCCGACGATCATGCCCACCCAGCTCATGAGCCGGGCGGTGAGGCCGAAGAAGACCTTGCCGATCCGCAGCACCACGTCGATGATCGCCTTGAGCACGGGGATGATCTTGCCCACGTTTTCCTGAATGAGCTTGCGCAGCCGGGCCACGTCCTCGCCCATCTGGCCCACGAATATGGCCGCAACCCCCTCGGCCACCATCTTGGCCATGGTCTTGAGACTTTTGATTTCGTTCACGAAGGCGCGGCTGTCCTCCGCTGCCTGCTGGGCGTCCACGCCGACCGCCTCGTACATCTCGGTGTAGGCCTGGCGCATGCCGGAAACGTCGCTCGTGAGCATGCGCACCAGGCTACGGTCGATGCCGAGCTGGTTCATGAACATGGTGGCCTTGGCCGGGTCCATGCCATTGAGCTTTTCCCCGACCTCGAGGAGCACGTCCGCCGAGTCGCGCAGGTGGCCGTTGGCGTCGCGTATGGATATGCCGAGGCGGGCAAAGGTTTCGATGCCGCCCTGGCCGATGGCGGCCCCGCCCAGGGCCTCCGTGACCCCCTCCAGGGAAGACTTGAGCGCGTCCTGGCTGCCCCCGGTTTGTTCGGCGATGTAGGAAAGCTCCTCCAGCCGCCGTACGGGAACGTCCACGGCGTCTGCCAGGGTGAGCAGCTCGGAGCGCGACTCCGCCACCTTGTAGATGGCGGCGTAGGCCCCGACGGCCATGGCCTGCACGGCCGCGCCGAAGGCGGCCACCCGGGTGGCGTTGGTGGCGAGGGCGGAGCCGAACTTCTCGGCCCCAGCCTCGTCCACCTTGAACCCCAGCAGGGCCAGGAAGTCTTGCAAAACTTCAGCTGCCACGTTCGCGTTCCTTTGCCTTGTAGTATCGGAGCTGGTTTTCGTCCTGCACGTCCAGGGCCTCGTTCAGGCCCGCCACGTCTTCCAGCGAGATGGTGCCGTCCAGCAGGGACTCGTACCTGCAACACCCGGCCAGCACGGGGCGCAAGAGCCAGTCCTCCCCGGTGGCCATGCACACGGCCTCGAAGGCTACGTCCGGGCCGCTCCGGGTGAAACGTGCGGCAGGGCGTCGAAAAAACCCGCGAGATTCCCTCGAACCACCCGGGTCACCAGGGTGAGCATGGTCATCATGTCCATGTCCTCGAACATCAGGCGCGAACCGACCACAACCTTGACCCAGCCGCCGGACTTGTCCTTGCGCTCAACGACGGCGAGGCAGGTGTCGACCACGTAGTCCACCGTGGCGTCGTCCAGGTCGGAGATGGCCTTGATCAGCTTTTCCAGCAGGTCGCCGCGCTGCATCAGCTCCTCGGGCTTGGGCAACGCCCCGTCCTTGGACACGAGCCCCCCAAGGCCGGAAAGCGCCCCGGCCAGCCGCCGGACCACGTGGAACTGCTGCCGGGCCGGAAGCCGCCCGACGCGGTAGAGCACACCGCCGATTTCATGTTCCGCGATGCTCATGGCTACACCTCACCCATGGCGATGCCCGCGCCCAGGGTCGGGTCCGTCCTGCCGCCGTCAAACACCCATTCGATGATATTGCCCTGCTTGGACCAGGCGTTGGGCGGCATTTTCTTGAACGCGGCCCTGGAGACCACGACGTTGTCGCCGCGCGCGGAGTCGCGCACGGTGATGACGTTCTGCCCGTGCCGTGCCGCGCTCGCGGTCTGGTACTTGAACATTTCCATGAGCTGCGCGTTGATGGGGCTGGTTTTCAGCAGCCGCACGGTGACGTTGACGGCGCTGCCGGCTGCCAGCGAGTGCATGACCTCGCCGTCCGCGCCTTCGGTCATGGAGGACTGGTCCCCCGTGGGGTCGATGGAAATGCCCTCCTCGGAGTTTTCCCCCTTCAGGGAAAAGTTGCCCCCGGGGCCGTCGATGACGACGTCCACGTCGAGAAAGCTGTAGCTACCCATGATCTACCTCTCTAGCGGTTGACGTTGATGATGATGTCGGAGAAGTGGACGGCCCCGGCCAGCTTCACGGCGCACTGGATCGGCGGGGCCTTGCGCTGTTCGCGCTCGCTCTGATCCTGGTCCACGATGGGCTGGGAGTAGATGTAGTATCCGTCGGCCAGGTACTGGCCCTCTTCCAGGTCGCCGAAGGGGTCTGCGTTCCAGACACCCGGGGCGATGAGCCCGTTGGTCACTGCGCCGGTCATGACCTTGGAGATGCGCGTGCGCATGCGAGTCACGCCCTCTTCGGTCTGGGGCACCTTGGTGGTGGACTGGTACAGCAGGTTGAACACCCCGGCCTGCACGGCGTTCTCGAGCCAGTCGAGCCCGTGCACCTCGTCGAAAAACACGCCGCTGGCCATGACGCCTTCCTGCAGAATGGCGGTGTCGTTATCGTAGTTCACGAACACGTTGCAGTGCTTGGCCTCAAGGGCGGCGGCTTCGCTCTCCTTGAGCGTCTCGGCGGCCACGCCGGGCAGCTGCTTGAACTTGAGCGTGAGCGTGGTTTTGGAGCCGGAGAAGTTGACCGTGAAGGCCCGCCCGAACATGGACGCGGCAGCCACGTCGCTGCCGGAGCTGTAAATGGTGAACGTGCGGTCGTAGCCCAGCTCGTCCAGCCTGGTGGCCAGGTCCGTGGTGAAGGCGGAGGAGAGCATGCGCTCGTCCGAAACGGTCACGCCGTAGATGCGGCTCTTGGAGCTCGCCTCGATGAGGGCGGCCACCTCGAGATGTGCATCGTCGGTGATGGCACCGGAGGCGGCAAACATGAGCCCGTACCAGCCATTGCCGCTGTCCGCCAGCTGCGCCGTGCACTCGGCCGGGGTCTCGGCGTCGTAGCCGGGAATAGGGGTGTAGGCCAGTACGGCGGTCAGCCCGGTCATGGCGGAGATGTCCGTGCCCGCCGCCGGGCTGGTGGCGTGGCCCAGGAAGGCCGTGGCGCCGGTGCTCACGGTAGTGATGACAAACCGGGAGCCGTCCCAGGTGCAAACGGCACCGGACTGCCCGGCCCCCGCCAGCGCGGTGGAGATGACGCTGGCCACGCCGTTGAGGTTGGTCTGCTCCGAGAAGTCGAGCGCCGTGAGGCTGGCCTCCACGCCGTCCACCTCGATCTTCATGGCACCGTCGCTCACGGCGGCCCAGGTGGGCACGTCGGTTTCCGCGACACCGCCGCGCAGGATGGCCGCGCTCGCCTTCTGAATCCAGCGGCCGATCTTGAGCAGCTTGGGCTTGGGCTTTTGCGAAAAGTACAGGTTTGCCGCAGCATATTCCGGGGCGTCGAGCCCGAAGTCGGAGGCCACCTCTTCCAGGGTGGTGTAGCTGCGGATGCGCTCCAGGCCGTCGATGACGTCCGAATCTCCGGCTATGCACAGCACGCCGAAGTTGCGGCGCGCGGCGGCCGTGGGAGACATGACGATGTCGACGTTGACGACACGATTGACGGAAAGTCCGGTGGTCATAGTAAGCTCCTACTCTTGGCTCTTGATGGTGCGGACGCTGCCGGAGGAGGCGACGATGCCGCTCTCGTCCGAGACGTCCAGAATATTGTTCACGCCATACGCCTGGCGCGTTTCCCACTGCATGACGAGGGGCAGGTCTGCGCGGTGCTCCCAGACGCCGTTCACCAGCTCCGGTGCGAGGCGCGGGGTTCCCACCTCCCGCAGGGTCAGCCCGGCTTCGCGGGCCTGGTCGCGGTTTTGGCCTATGAGCAGGCCGTCGCGCAGGCGGAGCATCAGCGCCCAGCACTCGGGGCCGTAGAAAATGGCCAGCACGGTCATGGTCTGTGTGGTGGCCACGATGCTCCGGCCGTCGTCTTCACTTTCGTGCCTGGTGGAGGTGGCGTGCTCCAGAAACTCCTGTGCGCCGATGGCGCACCAGCTCACCCCGTGCTCGGGTCTGCGCGGCGGCTCGGCCTGCCAGCGCGGGCGCACCAGCTGGCCAGTCAGCCCGGTGATGCCCGCCACCATGGCCTGCAGCGCGTTTTCCAGCTGCTCGCGTCCCGTTGGGGTATTGGTCGGGGTCAGGTAGCCTGCGGTCCGGGAGGTATTGGTCATTCGCCCGGCTCCCTGCCCTGCATGGAGATGGAGGCAGCCAGAGCCACACAAAAGCCTGCGCTCTCGACAAAGTCTTGCAGCTGCTTCACCTCGTAGGTGTCGCCTCGCCAGCTCACCAGGTCGGGCGCGTAGCCCTCGGAGCCGTTGGTCAGGTTGAAGGAGGTGTAAACCGCTATGACCTCGGAGCTGCGGTCGCCGTCTTCCAGGCGCTCCAGCTGCTTGTCCGTGGCGGGCAGGATCACGCCGGAGGTCAGCATGTCCGTGGGTGTGTGCCCGGCCCGGCCATGCTCGTCTATGGACTCCGCGCGCCGGGTAACGACGAACTCCTGCACAGGCAGGTCGGGGTCGCTCAAAATTTCGTTGAAGATGTCGAGCATCTATCTCTTCTCCACCACATAGGTGACTGACTTTCGGAGCTGCTGGGTGTCGATGAGCGGGTTGGTTTTGCCCTTCTCCTCCCGGCTCTTGCCGCGTCGGATGATCTTGCCGTCGTCATCCCGCTGGGCCTTGGGCCGTTTCTTCAGCGTGCCCTCGGCCAGCTCCGGCCAGTCGTTTTCCACGAACCTGGCGTGGACCGAATTCATGGCCACGATGCCCGCCCGCTCCAGCGCCTTGGCCACGCCCTGGGCATTGCCCTCCAGGGCCTGCTTTCCGGCGTCCTCGAGCATGGCCACGATCTGCTGCTGGGCGGCGCGGATGCCCGGCAGGAGAAACTGCCGGGCCGGGATGTTTCGCTTGGGGCTGCCGTGCTCGTGGATGTAGCCGATCTGCGCATTGGTCAGGCCCTCGCCTTCAGCGTCGTCCCTCGCCGGACCGGCGGGGATGCCCACCTTGACGCAACGGCTTTGCAGCAGGCGGATGGCCTCGGTGATGTCTGCCGCCTTGTTCACCTTGGTGATGACGCCGGGCTTCGTCACAGCTGCAGCCCTCCGGCCCCGACCATGCGCATCAGCTCGTAAAGCTGCTGGCCATAGATGGTGGCGTTCCACTGCCCGGCAGAAGGGTCTGCCGTGGCGGCGTTGTTGTAGCCCTTGGAAACGGACACGGGGCCAACGGTCTTGCTCTCGCTGGCCAGCGGCCCTGCAGCGGCGTCCATGCCGCCCGTGCCGTCCTTGGCCTTGTTCGCCCGGGCCTCCAGGGTCAGCTGGTGCGCGGTGAAGAGCGCGAGGCCGTCTTCCAGCAGCTCGCCCCAGCGGTCGGCTGGCAGCCGCAGGGCCGCCAGCCGAAGCCAGAACGCCACGCGGGCGTCCGCGTGCAGCTCCTCGGTGAAGGCCGGAAAGGCCGCCCGGAACCCGGTGACGTCCATGGCCTAGTCCTTTTCCTGCTGATACTTTTCCCAGGCGGCGGCCACCTGCTCGGCGGTCACGCTCTCGCCCAGGGCCTTTTCAACGGCGGCCACCTTGGGCACGCCGTCAGCCTTCATGTCCTCGTCCTTCAGCGCGGGGAAGACCTCGAGCATTCTCTCCACCAGGCTCACCCCGGCGGCGGTTTCCTCCGGCTGGGGCTCGGCAATGGGCTCGGCCTCCTCATCGTCGGCCACGCGCCTGGCGCGCTTCTCCTTGAGGCAGGCCTTCACAAACCAGTTGGCGGCCTCCTCGTCGGTCAGCTCATGAACGCCGGGGGTGAACTCGCGGATGGGCTGCTTGGGCGCAAGGCGAACCTTGAACGGCAGAACGACTTCGATTTTCATTCGGTTCTCCTTTGTGGCGGGCGGCCCGGTTCGGACCGCCCGCCGTGATGGTTACAGGCCGTCCGCGTAGGCCACGGTTTCGGGGTACACGAACTCCACCTCTCCGAGCGTGCCGAAGTAGGTGCAGAGCTGGGCGAGCCCGCGGTATTCCAGCGGAGTACGCTGCAGCGGAACCATGGGGAAGCGCACGAAGCGCTTGTTCCGGGAGTAGGCCACGGCGCGGTCCGTGCTTCCGGCTCCGCGCCCGGAGAGCCACTTGAGCGGCTTGATGTCGAGCGGGCGGCCGTTTTTCTGCGCGGAAACGCAGCTGCGGGCGATGTAGGCCAGCAGGGACTCGGAGCCCGCGTCGGTGACGGGCTGGGTCAGCAGGCCGAACTGCAGCGGGGGCAGCAGCAAACGGTCGGGAATCACGGAGTAGCCCGTCTGGGCCCAGGCCGTGTTCAGGAAGTCGTTCACGTCTTCCAGGATGAGCTTCGGGGTCATGGCCTCGTCATCCCAGGCCGTGGAGAAGCCGAGCGGCGAGATGGCCGCGTTGTTCACCAGGCCGGTGATGCCGAGATCCGTGTCGCCGACGTAGACCTGCTCGTCCACGTCCATCTGGTGCTTCACGCGCAGGGCCTCGTGCTTCTGGGTGTCCACGGGGCGGCCCAGCTGCTGCGATGCGGACAGCTCGGGAATGGTCCAGCCCACCTGCAGCGCCCAGAGGTGCATGGGGTTGGTGGTCTTGGTGGTGTTCACGTTGACGGCGGCGATGGCGTTGGAGTCGGGCCCCACCCAGTTCTTGCCCTTGGTGGAGATGGAACCGGGAGCGCCGAAGTCGGAGTTCGTGAACGAGCTCGCGGCGTCGCCGATGGTCACGTCCTCGCGCAGGTCGATGTCGCGTCCCCAGGTGGTCTCGAAGAGAGGCGCGTGGAGCTCTTTGTCCATGCGCTCCAGTTCGCCCACCAGGAAGGCACCGGCGGAGTCGATGGTGTTCTGGTCATAGGTTCTGAGCACGGGGCCCTCCTAGATGTTGTAAGAGATTTCAACGGAGCCGGAGGCGTCCGCCTCGCCCATGAACTGAGCGCCCAGGGCCACGGTGTTGTCGGCCACGAGGGCGGCCTCGATGTCGCCCACGGCCTTGCCGGTGTCGACCGCGATGCGGACGTACACCGTGCCGTTCTTGGCGGCGCTGCCGCTGGCCAGCTGCACCAGCATGTAACCGCGCCGCATGACGGACACGGCGGTTCCGGCGGGGGCGACCCCGGGGGTCAGGGTTCCGGTTCCGCCCTGGCAGGGGAAGCTGCGGGCCAGAAAGCCGTAAACGTCCGCAGCCGTGTCGGCTGCTTCCAGGGGGGCGAGCTTGCCGCTCACCATCTTCACGGGCGCGCCGTGGGCGATGTCCGTGTCGCCGACGATGGCGGGCTCCAGGGTGGACTGCGCCATGCGGGTGACCTCGCCGGGCAGCCCGGCGGGCATGCGTTCGATGATTGCGGTCATGCTACTTCTCCTTCCCGCCGTAGAACTTGGCGTTCATGGCGTTGATGTCCGCCGGGGAGGCGGGTTTGCCGAAGTCTTTGGTGGTGGTGGCCCTGGTGAGGCCGTCCACGGTGGTGGCGTTGTTCTTCGCGGCGGCCACGTCGCTGGCCAGGGTGAAGGCCGCGTCGAGCGTCATGCAGTCGCAGCTGTCCAGCGTGGAGCCGCCCAGTGCGGCGGCCACGACCTTGTTCAGCGCGGCGTCGTTCGTCATGGCCGTGCGCAGGGCAACGCGCTGCACGTTGCAGCGGGCGTCCGTGTCGCGCACGGGCAGGCTCGGGGCCAGCAGGGCGGAGCGGGACTTCACGTCCGCGTCCACAGTCATGACGGCGGCCCTGGTGGCGGCGTCGCGCGCCTTGTCGTTGGCCTTTTCCTCGGGCTTCTTTCCGCCGTCCGGCACGTCGGGCTCGGCGGGCTGGTCCTCGTCCGTTGCGGCCTCTTCCGGCTCGGGCTTGCCAAGCTTGGCCATCTGCTCGTGGAGCTGGCGAACGGTCAGCACCAGCTCGCCGAACTTCTCCTCCAGCGCGGCGATGCGGTCTTCGCCTTCATCCTGGGCGGGCTTTTCCGGCTGGGTGTCCGGCTTTGCTTCTTCGGCGGCCTCGTCCATGGCCTTGCGGACCTTGGGGTTCCCGAGGGCCTTCAAGAGCTTGTCTCCGAATTTCATAGTGTCCTCGCTTTGATCGTTGATCCGGCAGCGAGCGCCACAACGGCCTCGCTGAACCAGGGCGATGTGATTGCCCCGGATTTCCACTTGCCGTCCTCTCCCCGGGGCCGTCTGCTCGTAGGGCGTGTCATAGCCGCAGGAAACCTCCCGCAGCCCCCCGCGCACCAGGGCGATGGCCCGCTCTCCGGTGATGACCAGGTCGGCCAGGAGCAAGTCTGCCTCCTCTCCCTCCCCGCGCCGGACGTCCTGGGCGTGGCCTTCGGCCAGCTCCTTCCAGTTTGCGGGGGTCACGTCTTCCTCGGGGTGTCCTATGGTCACCGCCTTACCCTCGAACGAGGCCATGGCCGCAGGATCGAAAACGACCTCTTCCGTGCGCGAAACGTGCACGAGACCGTCTTCGCCCGGTTCCAGGGCGCATTCTTCGGGCAGGTAGGTCATGTCTCCCGGGCGGGCGATGGCCACGCCGTGGCAGATGAGGAAACCCTCGGGGGTTTCGGAGATGTGCTCCGAGAGCTTGGTTTGGGCGTAAAAGCGCATGGGGCCGGAGTAGCCCCGTGGCGGTGCGAAGTCCTATAACCGGGGTTATAAAAGGAGAGGGATGCGGGCCGGGTGGGGCCGATGCGGCGAAGCTACGATGGGCGGGAGGGCGGCGTGGTGTTCATGAACGTTCATGAACGGGTCAGGCGGCGCTTTTGAGGCCTCGGCCCTGTCGTTGTTCGTCTGGCAAACGGAAAACGCCCGAGAGACGTTTTAGGCGGGTTCGATCTCGTGCGGGCGCAAGGTGATGATATGCGAGCCGTGGGTGCCGAGGTTGAAGTCGACCTCAAATGCCTCGCCGTCGCCGAAGATGTTCAGGATGGCACCCGTCTCCCCGGCTGGCACGACGCACACTTCGCCGAGGCTGTAGTTGCCACGGCCTTCGTGCTGCTCCAGAACGCGGACAACGTCGAACATTTCAAACTGATGTGCCATGTTATTTCTACATCGGATAGGTGGTTATAAGGCGAGGCTTGGTGCTCACTTTGCCGCTCTTATTGTCCCGATCATATATCCATGCGGTCAACACGTCAACGACACGTCCGTTTAGTCCCTTGATGGGGACGATGACGTCAAAACGCTCCCCGTGTTGGTCGTGGTCTCCCCTGACGGCTTCCCCGCCCGGCAACTGCTCCATGATCAGCCGATGCAGCTTCTCGGCGTGTCTTTTTTCAAAGCCTGTTGCGGCCTTCCAAACGCGGGCTTTGTCCTTCCCGACCGGGTGCTCCGGGTCCAGGGTGTAACTGGAAAGCTTCTTCAGATCGAAATCGGCCCGTTCCACATTGTGCAACGGCGTTTCAGGACGGTGCGGGGTGACGGGATTGTAGTTCGTGCGCTCCCAATGGGAGAGGAGCCTGCGCGAGCCGCTTTCCTTTTCCTCGGCCATGGTGGGCAGCGGGCTGGCCACCACCCGGCCTGCGGAGTCGTGGACCACCGGCTCGGCGTAACAGCGGCAGTTCGGAAACTCGCCCGCGTGGCCGGTCATGCCGTCGAGCGTTGGCGGGCTGTCCCAGCGAACGAAACGGCCCTCCATGGCCGCGTGGCTGGGCCTGCGGTTTCCGTCCCTCGCCGTGCGCCAGATGTAGCCCTCGCCCCCAAAGGCCTCGGAGCGGGCGCGGGTGAGCCCGGTTTGCGCCTTGCTCACCTCGGTCTGAGCGATTGTCCTGGCGCGGCTCATGGTCACATCGCCCTGCTTGGCGATCTCCTTGGCCAGGGTTTCGGCGCGGGTTCCGTTCAGCACGGCCTTCTGGGCCATTTCGCCCACGCGTTCGGCGGCATGGGTGGGCAGGCTCTTGATGAGCAGCACATTGCGCTCGACCATCTCGCGCACCGCGTCGTCTATGTCCGCGTCGAGCATGCCGCCGAGGTCTATGCTCCACTTGTTCGCGGCCTCGCGCCAGGTCTGCTCGTTTTTCTTTCTGGCCGCGCCAAGCATGTTTGCGGCCGCCTGGTTTGCCCAGGGCGTGAGCTGCTCGGCGTATTGCTTCAGGGCGTCCTGCAGCTCGGCCGGGGTGCCGCCCCCCGCCAGCCTGGCGGAAACTTCCTTGGCCACGGAGGAGAGCTGCTTTGCGTAGCGCTTCTCTGCCGCCTTGCTCGGCTTCCAGGCCTTCTTGGCGGCCCCCTTGGCGGCCACGTCCGCCCACTTCCACGCTTGCGACCAGACCATGCGTCTAGCTCTCCTCGCCAGAGGTGGCAGGCAGCTCGGGAAGGTCCGGCAGGCCCAGGGCCGGGGCCGAGGCGGCGGCCTGTTCCGCCGCTTCGATGTCCTCGTCGGTGATGAAGGCGTAGCGTCCCGTCACTCGGGAGGCCTCGCGCAGGGCCGTGAGCGCCTGTACCTCGTCGATGATGCCTGCGGCGAAGAGCCCGGCCACGCCCTGGGCGTCCGCCGTGGCGATGGTGGACTTGTCCACCTCGCTGGGGGTCTGGAGCGGCTTGAAGGAAAACTGCGTGCCCTCGGGCATGGGCTGGCCGAACTTGCTCATGGCGCAGACCGGCAGCAGCTTTTCATACGCCGGGCGGAGGTCGTCGTCCTGCTGGGTGCGGATGGTGTCGTAGTAGATTTCCAGGTCGCTCTCGCCCGTGCTGAAGCCCTTGGGGCTCTGGCCCAGGAGGCGCACCAGCGGAATGCCCGTGGCCCCGGCAATCTGCTCGGCAAAGGCCTGCAGGCCGTCGGCCATGCCTGCGAAGCTCCAGTTGTAGGTCTGGAACTCGTCGTCTTTGTCCAGCAGGGTCAGGCCCTCGCTGGTCTGCATGATACGGATCATGTCGAACATCTTGGTGAGCGCGGCCTCGGCCTTGCCGCCTCCGGCCAGAATCTCCCGCAGGCGGTCGACCTTGATGACCCGCAAAAACGAACGCAGCATGAGGTTCGCCGCACCGTGGGTGGAGCTGTCGAGCGCGAGGATGCGGTCATACGCGCGCTCCACCACGCTCGCGCCCCAGCTCTGCTCGGCCTGGCGCTCGTCGAACGGCAGCTGCACGCCCACGAAGCGGATCACGCGGGAGTGGTGCCAGCGCTGCATGGGCACACCCTGGGCCACGTTCACGGAGTAGAACTCCGGGTAGCCGAGCATGGGCCCGAGGTCGCGCACCACGCTGGTGGACGGCATGATCTGGTGCCTGTCCAGCACGTGCAGCCCGCGGAAGGAGTCGGGCGGGACTTCGTCGAGCTTGAGCGGCAGCGAGGGGTTTGCGCCGTTTATGAGGATGAGCGCCACGGCCCCGCCGTAGAGCCTGCCCCACTTGATGGCCTCGGAGAATCGGGCGTCCACGCCCCAGCGGCGCATGTAGCGGTGCAGCTCGTCCACCTCGTCCGGTGGGAGCTGGGTTTTGATGTCTATGCCGCCGCGCACCATGTCTTCGGACACGACGTCCACCATGCGGCCCACCACCCAGCTGGTGCGGTACATGGCGTCGAGCACCTGGCGCTGCGCCGTGAGGGTGACGCCCGGTTTGTAGCCGCCCGCGGCCAGAGGGTTGCTCTGGCCCAGGCCGAGCTTGGCCGTGAAGTTCTCGAAGCCGTCGTGCGTGGCCGCAAAATCCTTGCCGCCCTTGTAATCGCGTCGTCTACCCATCTGCCAATGCCTCCCATGTTCTCATGGCGTTGCTCTCCGAACCCGCTGCGTGAATGGCCAGGGCCAACGCCCAGAAGCGGTCTGCGTGTCCGTCGGGTGTGCGTTCCGCCGTGAACCTGATGTTTCCGGCGCTGGTGGTCTGTTTGGTGACAGAGCGAAGGTCCGCGCGGACCTCGCGGTCGTAGGGAATGCGCAGGCGCTTGTCCTCGAACCGTCCGCGCACGGGGTAGGCCATGGCTTCCTTGCTCTTCGGGGTAAAGGTCACCCCTTCGACGCGGTATGTCCCGAACTTGTCCTGCGCGTCATCCGTCCAGCCTATGCCCAGGCCGGTGCAGTCGATGCATACGCGGTCGGCAAGCTCAAACCAGGGCCAGAGGATGGCTTCCTGCTCGCTCTTGCGCATGTTCTGCAAGCATTCCACATGCCGCGTGTAGAGCACGTCGCCAAGCTCCTCCATCACCCAGAGCACGGTCAGGTCCTTTTTGCGGCCTATGTCCACGCCCATGTAGAGCCTGCCGCTCCCGCACAGCCGCCAATCTACCCGCTCGTCGTATTCGCACGAAGCAATGAGGTCATATTCTAGAAAAGCGGCGTCATCGTCCGCGGGCTGGCACATGTATTCCTGGAGGAACGACTCCTCGTCCGCGCATCCGGCCTTGATGAAGTCGAAATACTCGGCCTCGTCCATGGCTTGGCGCTCGTCTTCCTCCGGCAGGGCCTGCTGCAGCTTGAAGAGGAAACCCTGGTCCAGGGCATCCTGCAGCGTGGTCCGGTGGAGACTGATGCCCTTGGGGTTGCCCGCCTCGCGCACCTCTCGGATAAGCTGGTTGAAAAAGTTGTGGCTGCCGCGATGCGTGGAAATTACTTCCATGCTGCCACCCCAGGTCAGGCCGGGGTAGGCGATGGTCCAGAGCTTGCGCGGGTCCGGGTGCAGGGCAAACTCGTCCAGCAGGCGCGGTCCGCGTTTGCCCGCCTGGGCGTCCGGGTTGGAACTCATGGAGTGAATCCGCCGCCCGTTGGCAAACTTGATCACGTAGGCGGAGATGTCCTTTTCCTTGTCGATGACCACCTCACCCATGTCCTGGGCCACGACGTTGAGCACACGGGCCCAGAACACACAGTCTTCCAAAAACAGCTTGGACTGGATGGAGTCCCTGGAGCTGACCCATTGGTCCAGCCTGGCGTCCTTTGCGCTGGTGCGCTCGTCTGCGGCGTATGCGGCTGTCCAGCTCGCGCCGACCTGGCGCGTCTTCTCCCAAAGCTTGAGGCGGCTCGTATCCGCCACCCAGGCGGCCTGAAACGGCAGAAGAACCGCCTCGGGATTGGCGGGAATGTTCTGGGCGTTCCCCTTGAGCTTCATGTGCTTATCCCGAGTTCGGCGCGAATGGCGGCCCGTGCTTCGTCGGAGAGCCCTTGCTTCTCGGCCACGGCGTCCACGGCCTCGGCAGCTTCCTTGCGCGCCTGCTCCTTGAGCTTGTCGAGCAGGTCGGCGTCCTTCTTGCTGGCGCTGGCCAGGTGGTCGAGCCCCTTGGCCAGCATCATGGCTTCCTTGGGGTCGAGGGTGAGCACCACGCCCTCGTTCTCTTCGCCCTCCGGGGCCTGGGAGAGGATGTCCTGAATCACGCCGTGCATGAGTTCGATGTTCAGGCGGGCCGTCTTGCTCTCCGGGGCCTCGCCGAAGTTGCGCACCAGCGCCTCGGCAACCTCCCGGCTGCGGCGTATCCGCTCGCTTACCTTGTCGATGTGCTGCTTGTAGCGCCCCAGGGCGGAGCGCGAGACCTCCACATCCATGGCCGCAAGGTGCTCCATGATTTCGTCCAGGGTGCGGCCCCGGTCGAGCAGCTGGCCGATCCTGTCGCGCACCTTCATGGGCAGACGCTTGATGGTGGACTGCCTGGGCATGCTACTCTCCCGGCTCGGGGCGCTTGACCCCCGGCACCACGGCTTCCCCCACGGCCACGTCGAGCCCACGGCGGCGGGCCGTGAGCACCCAGACGCCCTCCAGCCGCTCCACATGAACGAGGCCCTGCTCCTCCAGCCAGGCCGCGTCGGAGCGGACCTGGTCCGTGGAGCACCTGTGGCCGAGGCTCTGCACGGCGGCCTTGAGAACGATGGTGTTGACCGCATAGCCCGGCGCGTCCTTCAGCAGCCGGAGCATGCACAGGCGGCGGTCTTCGGTGATCAGGTCGGCAAAGCTCATTTGCCCTCCTTGAGGTGGTGTTCAATCAACAGGTTGAGCGGGCGTTCCAGCTTGCCCAGGGCTTCGGAAAGCGCCGTCATGGTGGCCAGAACGCCCTTCATGTCGCCTTCGATGCCGCCCAGGCGGTCCTTGATGGACTCCATGTCCTCGCCGTCCGGCGCGTTGCGCTGTGCCTGCTCCAGGAGCGACAGCGCGGTCTGCATCTGCTGCCGCTTCTGGCACTCCTCGTCGCAGTGCTTGCGCGTCACGAACTCCTTGCGCATGCCCCAGATGAACCAGCCGCCCGCGAGCTGCAGGAGGAGCACCAGAACGGAAACGAACTTGCTCGCATCTCCGAGCCAATCAGGAACCGTCACGGCTGCACCTCTCCCCCGAGCCCCCCGGCCCAGTCCTGCAGGCCCAGGAGCCGGGCCTCGATGTCGCGGCAGCGGGAGCCGTAGTCGCGCACGTGCGCGAGAATGTCTTCGGGGGTCACGCTGGTCACTGCGGGGCCTCCTCGAAGTATCCCGGTGTCAGCCTCGGGGGCGGCTCCGGGGTCTGCATCAGGGCCGGAGGCGGTTGGGGGCAGGGCTGCACCACCGTCACCGGAATCGGCTCCGACGGCGGCGTTATAGAGGCGCACCCACTCGGGGCCAAGGCGGCAAGCGCCGCCAGAAACGTCAACATCACGGCTCGCATGGCGTATCCTTTCGTTGGTGATGGTGCGGCGCTGGGCCGCGATGGTGTTGCTCGCGGCCAGGTACTGCCGCTCCAGCTCGTTCGCCCGTGCGGTCTGCTCCTCGAGGAGCGCGCGGGCCTGGCGCTCGGCGTCGGCCAGAGCCAGGGCGTGCTCCCCGCGCAGCTCGGCCACCTGGGCGCGGCGCTCGGCGTCGGCCTTTTCGTATCCGGCCCTGTAGCCACGCCAGGCGGCCAGGCCGACCAAAACGGCAACGACGATGGCCGCTGCCAGGCCAAGGGCCAGCTTCTTCCAGCCGGCACCGGCCAGAGAGGAGAGAAACAGGGACATCATGGGCAGACTCCTCGGCCCCATCCGGCGGCCTGATACATGGGGGCCAGCTGGCGCAGGATGCGGCGCGGGTAGCCCCGATTTTCGCGGATGGCCCAGCTGGCCCGTCCGGCGTTGACGCTCTCCACATGGCCCCACCAGAGGCCGGGGTCGAGCCCCTTGCGCGCGGCAAGGCGCTTGTCGCGGTTCAGCCAGCCGAGCCCGCCGTTGTACGCCGAGAGGGTCATGGCCATGCGGTGGCAATCGTCCTCGGCGGTGATGCGCTCCCAGAGCCAGCGGTCGTATGCGGCCAGGGCCCGGAGCGCCCAGCCGGGGTTGAGCGGCATGGGCTGCCCGGTCTGCGGGGCCACCTCGGGCAGCCAGCGGGCCGTGGCGGGCATGAACTGCGCCAGGCCGCTTGCGCCAACAGGCGACCGGGCCTCGGGGTTCCAGAGCGATTCCTGGTGCACCTGGGCGGCAAACACGGCCACAGGCGCGGAGAGGCCCCACTCGGCCCGGGCGCAGCGCGTGAGCGTTGCGCGGTAGTGCTGGGCCCGGGCAGGTATCTCGGCGGCGCTGACCATGCGCGGCATGAAAGCGATGATGATCAACGCGCCGATCATGGCCACGGCCAGGGCGACGAAGAAGGAGATGATGCAATCGCGCTCGCGGTTCATGCTACAGCCCCAGGCCCACGGCCAGCATGGCGGCGGCGATGATGAGCGCGCGGCGGAGCGTGGCGGCAATGAGCAGCCTGTCACTCTCGGCCCCCTCGCGGTCGTATCGCAGGTAAATATGCGGTCTGGCGTAGGGGAACGCGGTGCGGTCCACGAAATAGCCGACCACCCCGGCGGCCACGACCAGGCCGAGCTTGTAGATGATCACCGGCAGCTGCTGGTGGGCGATGATGGCCACGGCCACGATGAGGGCGGCGGCCACGGCCATGGGCCACGACATACGGGGGGGCTTGAACTCGGGGAGGTGCACGGCTGCTCCTTTTTGGTTGGGCGGCGGCCGGGCACAAAGGGGAAAAGCCCGACCGCCACCGTGTCGCAAGACGGGTACGATGGGGCCGAGCGTATAGGCGCGGGGCTGGTGAGTCCTATAACGGAGGTTATAAAACGATTTGGGGCCTGTACCCGGGCGGGAAGAATATAACCCCGGTTACAGGACCATGCGGCAGGGGGGCGTTAAACAGGGGCAAACAGGGCGGAGCGCCCGGGGAGGAGAAAATGAAGACGCCGACTCACAAAAACATCGAACGGCTGATCCACGACGAAATCCGCGAGGCCGAAGCCCAAGGCGGCATCGGAGGCTGGGAACTTCGCCTGACCGCAAAGATCAGCGCCACGGAAGACTACATGCACGACCCGGCGGGCTATGTGCGGACACTGCTCGACGAGATCGAGATCACGGACGACAACGCCTTCTTCGTGCTCATGGGGCTGCTGTGGGGCTTAGGGGTGGCAGCTGATCCAGACGACGCTGCAACGCAAGAAGGCGCTGGCGATCAGCGTCATGGTCCGGGTGGCACTTCCCGGACGCTGACGGCGTAGAATCCAAGCGGGCCTTCAGGGCATCCGCGAGGTCTTCCCTGGTCAGGCTTGCCCTTTCGGCAAGCAAGGAAAGGACAAGCTCCCCCAGCGTGTTTTCAACCGTTTTTTCGGCAACCCTGGCAAGCGAGTCCGCCCGCACCTTCAGCAAAGATTCAGCCTTGTCCATAGCAACTCTCCCTTCTTGCCTCATGCGCCCCCACGCATCCGGTCGTTTTAATGGCGGCCACCCCTGGCCGCTTAGCCCACGTCCTTCAAGTCTTTGTCACGTTTCGCCAGTAGAGAAGCCATCGTTTCCACACTCCGCTGGCCCTCTTCGGGACTCGCCCGGTAGTTGGCAATGAGGCAGGCCTCACGAGCGCTCAGCTCCGGCTTCGGTGGTTCTCCCTCCCCGAACAAAATCCAATCCGTGGTCACCCCATAATCCTTTGCCAACTTCGCCACAAAAGAGGCCCTAGGGTCCGTGGTCCCATTTTCATAGCCCCACAAAGTGTTTTTGCTAAGGCCATACATTTCGGCGAATTGCGCCTGAGAGACGCTTCCTCGCAAGACCTTGATTCTTTCCCCGACAGTTTCGAAAGACACAAAAACACCTTTTCCAGATTTCTGGAATTGACATAGTCCCAGTTTTCTGGGATAACGCAAACACGAACAGCGACAAACAACGCCACACGAACCGAAAAAAAAGGATCAAACCATGACCGAACGTACCTCCAGACCCATCCGCACTCCGGAAGAGGTGAGGAAGGACTTCGCGCGCAAGGGTTTGTCTATCTCCAAGTGGGCAACCCGTAATCGACTGAATCCCAACACCGTAAGCGACCTCCTGAACGGGCGGAAAAAGGGTGTTCGCGGCGAGTCACACCGCGCCGCCGTGCTGCTCGGCCTCAAGGACGGCGAGATTATACCCGAATCCCGCATCTCCGAGGCCATCTAGCCCATGAACCCTGTCTATCAGCTTGACGAGCACCGGGTCAACGTCCGCGGCTGCAAGAGATCGGACACTATGGCCCCCAACGCGCGGACATCATGAACACCCAGGCAGTGCAGCTCAGCCTCATGGAGGAGGACAACAGAACCCCCCTGGTGGTGGCCGGGCTCGGCGCGGCCGTGAAGGCGGCTATGAACCGCGCGGCAGCGAGGAGCCGCCTCTCCCGAGAGCAGATCGTGGACCGCATGAACCGCGCCGCCTGTGCCGCCGGGGTGCGCATGACCAAGGGCAACGCCAAGACCATCAGCGCCGCTACCCTGGAAAAATGGCTCAACCCTGCCGAGCGCGGGCATATCCCCTCGCTCATCGCCGTCAATGTTTTCTGCCTCGCGCTCTCCGATGTGGAGCCGCTGGCAGTGCAGCTCCAGGCCCACGGGCTGGAGACCATGACCGAGGAAGACCGCAAGCTGCGGGACTATGGCCGGGTCTGCGCCCAGGCCAGGCTGGCCGGAAAGGCCAAACGCAAGATTGAGGAGGAGTTATGAGTGGCCAGATGAGCACCATCGCCGTCATGCCGTCCATGTCTTTGTCCCAGGGCCGGGCCGTGGTTTCCAGCCTGGTGGTGGCCGAACACTTCGGCAAGCAGCACAAGCACGTGCTCGACGCCATCCGGGATGTCATCCGCGACGTTCCCGCCGATTTTAACGAGCCGAATTTTCGGCCCGTTGAGTACCGGGACACGAAGGGCGAAAGCCGCCCCGCCTACAACCTCACCCGCGACGGATTCACGCTCTTGGCCATGGGGTTCACGGGCAGGAAGGCCATGGCCTGGAAGGTGCGCTACATCGAGGCCTTCAACGCCATGGAGGCGGAGATCCTGCGGCTGCGCGAGGCGCACAAGGCGCTGCCCTCGGCGGAGGCTGTCCGCGCGGCCAAGGACCACCACCTCTACAACCTGGGCCGGGCGTGCATGGAGCCGACCCACCCTCTGGCGGAGACCTGGCGGCGCGAGGCGACCGAGTTCATGGAAGCCGCCAACCTGCTGAAGTGAAAAGAACACGAACCACAGGAGAAAATCGGATGAACGACATCATTGAAGTGCTGCTGCGGAAAATCCTGGGCGAAATTAAGTCCGCCAACGAACGTTTTGAAACGGAAAAAACAGAACACGCCGAGGCGACCCAGAGGTATGACCCCTCGGACTGGGGCGGGCAGATCGTTCGCGTGCCGATGGACGAAGGCACCCGCGCCAAAATGGAAGAGGCCCCGCAATGGCATCTGGCCGAGGGCTTCAAGCTCGGCACGAGGCCCTTCCCCGACAGAGCCGCCGCAAAGCTGGAGCAGGATGTCGTCAGCCTGTTCCACTGGCTCTCGAAGCATGTCAGCAGCGAACTGGAGCGCCTGGGTCGAGATATCCGAGCAATGGATAGAACCCGGAGCCAAGAGCCGCATACCAAAGCGAATTGTGAGCCTGTAATAGCGCGAGCATTGGCCGCAAGTGACAGAATAGCAACGGCCCAGGCGCGGTTTCAGCAAAGCCTGGAGCGCCGTCTGGGAGCAGGTCTGCTGCAAACACTTCGTCGAGAAGACGATGCTCACATGCCGCAGGCTCCGGCACAGACGTTGTCAGACCCCGACCATAGTGCAGATCAGAATAATGGCCGTGATGAATCCGCACCTCTTCCCGAGAATGAAGATGCGTAAGCGCCAGCACGACAATGTCCAGCTTCGGAAGCTCGTTGACCAGCACGACATCGTTGATGTCACGCTCCGAAACGGGGGGAAGGTCGCGGATTGTCTCTATGACGTCCCTGGTGATTTCGTGGTCGGAGACCATGAGTTCCATGCCCCCTCTTGTTTTGAGGCACGGTTCGGCAAGAAACTGACGGCGAAGCCGGAGCAGCTCCGCATTGAGCAGACCCTCAACGCGAAGCTGTTCGGGGAACACCAGGCAGACCTCGCCGCAAGACGGGCACTGCCCGTCGGCCTTGAACGCAAGCAATTGTTGGCAGTGTTCGCAGAACACGGCGGGATAGGCTTCCAACATATTTCCGGTTCCTCCTGTGGTGGTTTCAGAGCGCCCGTGAGCGCCAGGGGCTTGAGCAACCCGACCATAGCAGGGGGAACCGGAACCCTCAATCAGCAAGGAGATCGCAACTGATGTCCACCTCTGCCCGACGCGTCCTGCGCATTCAGAAAATCCTCAAGGGCCGGAGCCTCACCGGGCTTTCCAACGGCGAGATAGCCAAGGCGCTCGACGACTCCCCGGCCAACATCTGCCGCGCCCTGACCGTCATGGAAGACGAGGGCATGGTCCGCAGGCTGGAGACCGGGCGATGGGCGCTCGGCATCCTCGCCCTGCAAGGCTTCACCGCGCATGCGCACGAAATGGAACTCGCCCAGGACCGCATCCAGGAACTCAACAGACGCATCCTTTCCGGATCGAAAAACTAAAGGAGCCAGAGCATGAGCAACCGCCTCGCCGACATCTATCAGGACACCGAATCCATCACGCCCGCGCCCGAAGCCCAGCTCGTGCAGGTGCAGGACACCGCCGCCATCAAAGACCAGGCTGTTATGGACAGCTCGGAAGTGTTCAAGGCCCTGGGGCGGATCGAAGCGTCCATGTTCTTCTCGAAAATCGGAAATATTTCCGCCGCGCAGTTTGCCCAGCAGGTGCGAGACGGCAAGAAATACAAGGGCTTGCCCTACGATGACGAGAACGGAAACCGGAAATACATTTCCACTTTTGACGAGTTCTGCGACCAGTTCCTGGGCAAAACCGGGCGGTATGTTCGAGACCTGATCAAGAATCTCCACGCTCTCGGCCCCGACCTCTACGAGTCCGCCGAGCGGATCGGCTTCCGCGCCAAGGATTACCGCGCCCTGAACGCCCTGCCAGCCGAAGAGCAGGCCGTGGTGAAGCAGGCGCTGGAGAGCGAGAGCCGCGACGAGGTGCTCGACATCCTGCAGGACCTGGCCGCGCGGCACCAGGCCGAGAAGGAAGCGGCAAAGCAGGAGCGCGAAAGCCTGCAGGCCGACCTGGACGCGCGGGACAAGGTGCTCGAAACCAAGGCCCAGCGGCTCGACAAAGCCGAGACCGAACTGGCCAGGCTCAAGAGCCTGCCGAAAAACGCGGACACCGAGCTGCGGCTGGAGATCGAGGCCGAGGCCGTGAAGACCCTGAACGCGAGGCACATAGAGGCCCTGGCCGCGTTCAAGCAGTTCCTCGCGCAGGTTGAGGCCATCACCGAAACGCCGGGCATCTCCACGCACACCGCCGGATATTCCATGCAGATCGCGCAGGTGCTCTGCGAAGACATTGGCGCGGCCCTGGCCGACCAGGGCATTCCCGTGGACTTCGAGGAGATCGTCTCCCCGGCGTGGACGAGCGAGGCGGCGCTTGCGGACCACGAGTCCGGCAACATCACGAGCCCGCAGGCCGGAGCCATCTAATGACCACCATGGGCAACACCACCACGAAGACCGGGAGCGCAGCCGTTCGCCTGGGCGAGTTGGACACGCTGCGCGACCTGGCCGCAAGGCTGGCCGAAGCTCCCCACGGCAAGCGCGGCGAGCTGGTGGACGAGGTGGCCGGGCTGCTCTGCTGCTCTCGCCAGCAGGTGTACCGCAAAATGGCGGACCAGCTCGGCTGGAGCGGCGGGCGCAAGCGCAGGAAGGACGCGGGCAAGATCATGACCGATGAGGAGCTGGCCGTGAAGGCCGCCCACCTCCGGCACGTGGCCACCCGCGCCCACGGCAAGCGCACCCTGCCGCTCTCCGACATCCGCGAGATGCTGGCCGAGTCCGGCGAGGGCTGGACCAACCCGGAAACCGGAGAGGTGATCATGCCCAGTGTAACGACGCTCTCGCGGGCCATGCGGGCATACGGCTGCCACCCGGACATGCTGGATGCCAAGCCGCATACGCACATGAAAAGCCTGCACCCCAACTGGTGTTGGCAGGTGGACCCCAGCCTGTGTGTCCTTTTCTACCTGCCGAAGACAGGCATGCAGTGCATGGAAAAGGAGAAGTTCTACAAGAACAAGATAAGCAATTTCGCAAAGATCGAGAATGAGCGCGTCTGGCGCTACGTCATCACCGACCACTACAGCGGGACCATCTATGTGCGCTACGTGCAGGCCCCGGGCGAATCGGCCCAGGGGCTGGTGGACGTGTTCGTGGACGCCATTTCCGAGCGCGGCCTCAACGACCCCATGCACGGCGTTCCGCACATGCTTTACATGGACAAGGGCAGCGCAAACACCGCCCACCTCTTCATCAACCTGCTCAACAGGCTCGGCGTGAAGTGGGATGTGCACAAGGCCGGGAACCCGCGCGCGAAGGGCAGTGTCGAGGTTGCGAACAACATCGTCGAGACGAAGTTCGAGGGCAGGCTCAAGTTTGAGAACGTGCGGTCCCTGGAAGAGCTGCAGGAGCTGGCCGCGCGTTGGCGCTTGCACTTCAACGCCCGCGCTCCACACGGCAGGACTGGCAAGGCGAGAAACGACATCTGGATGACCATCCGCGAGGACCAGCTCATCAAGGCCCCGGCCAGGGAGCTGTGCCGCGAGCTGGTGACCACCAAGCCCACAGACGCTACGGTCCAGGACGACTTGTCCATCACTCATTCGATCAAGGGCTTTGGGCGCAACACCTACGACCTGAAGTGGGTGAACGGTGTCCTGCCGGGCATCAAGGTCAAGGTGGTGGTCAATCCCTACCGCGCTCCTGCGGTGGATGTGCTCATGCACGAGCCGCTCACCGGAGAGGAAACGGTCTGGACCGTCGAGCCCGTGGAAAAGGACGAGGCCGGGTTCTGGAAGGACGCCGCCGTTATCGGCCAGGAATACAAGGCCCTGCCGGAGACCAAGGCGGAGACCATGCTCAAGAGGATTGAAGAGGCGGCCGGGCCGGACCCCAAAGCGCCCAGGGCCCCGGAGCGTGTGGACGTCATGGCCGACATCAAGCCCGCGCCGGAATACATGCCGCGCCGAGGCCGCGGGCTCGACCTCGACGCCTCCCGCCGCGAGATTGCGCCGCTCACCGTTGCCGAGGCCGTGGGCCGGCTCAAGAGCGAGCTGGGGCAGGCCCCCGAGGGCGCGTATGCCTGGCTCAAGCAGCGCTACCCGCGGCGCGTTCCGGTCGCGGACATGGACAAGATCATCGAACGTTTCACCAACACCGAACCCAAGACGACCACGGCGCTGCTGCGAGTGGTGGGAGGTGAGCAATGACGGGCCTGAAGAAACTGCTGGAGGAGAACGGACTCTCCCAGCGCTGGCTGGCCGGAGAGGCCGATGTCTCCCCGGCGACCATGAGCGCCATCGTCACCAATGGACGGTGGCCCAAAACCATCAACAGGGCGGAGCTGGAGCAGAGCATCCGGCAGGCGCTCACGGCCAGGGGGCTCCCGGAGGCGGAGATAGCCGGGGCATTCGAGAAGAAACGCGGAGCAAAGGCCAGGAAGGCCAAACAAACAAAGGAGAACATCAGCATGTTGAGAAAGCAGGGACTTTCCCCCAAGGCAAAAAGGCTTTTCAATCTGCCGTTCGACCCATTCGGCGAGGTCGGCGAACAGGCGGACGTGTACCAATCCGAACAGTACCGCTACGTGTTGCAAAGCATGCTCGACGTGGCCAAGCACGGCGGATTCCTGGCCGTTGTCGGCGAATCCGGGGCTGGCAAGTCCACGCTTCGCAGAGACATGATCACCCGCATCCTCAACGAGGGGCTTCCTGTAATCGTCATTGAGCCCTGCACCATAGGCATAGAGGACAACCTCGTGGATGGCCGTCGGCTCAAGGCGGCACAAATTCAGGAGGCAATCATGGCCGATGTCGCGCCCAACGCCAAGCTGCCGCGCAGCCCAGAGCTGCGCGAACGGCTGCTCAAGAAGACACTCATCGAGAGCAACATGGGCGGCAACAAGCACTGCCTGATCATCGAAGAGTCGCACCGACTCCATCCCGCCACGCTCAAGCATCTCAAGGGATTTCTGGAACTGGAGCACGGTTTGAGCAAGCTGCTCTCGGTAATCCTCATCGGCCAGCCAGAATTGTACCAGAAACTCCGCCAAAACGACCATTCCATCCGCGAGGTGGTGCAGCGCTGCGAGGTGGTCAGCATCCCGCCCATGGACGGCGAGCTGCCCGAGTTCGTGCGCCATCGCTTTGCCCGGGCCGGTGCGGACGCCGCGTCGATCATCACTGATGAGGGCATCGAGGCCCTGCGCGCCAAGCTCACCGGCCCGGCCCCGCGGGGCCGCGGCAAAGGCGAAAGCAGAGTCTATCCGCTGGCTGTGGGCAATTGGCTGACGGCTGCGATGAACAAAGCCGCCGAGCTGGGCGCGCCTGTTGTGGACGAAGACATCGTGAACAACGTCTCGATGACGGCATAAACAAAGGAGGACACCATGCAGAAGACAACGCACGACATGCGCCAGACCGGAAACCGGGCAACGCACATTCCCGACGGCCCGAGGAGCAGGAAGATTTACCACACCGCGCTGGGAATCAAGGAGATAGCGGCGCGGATCGTGGACCACCCGGCGGCGGTTGAGGAACTGACCCACGCGGCAAACGTGCTGCTGGCCGAGTCGCAGTCCGTGGCCGAGCTGGAAACCAACATCATGCTGCACCGCCTGTGCGTTCGGATGCACTATGCGCGGATCAGCAGGAACTAGGAGGACCCATGGAAGGATACATGGAAAATGCCCGGGGGCACCAGGTGCCCCTGGACCAGGTGAAGGAGATCGACCGCGTCCGGCACGAGCTGGTCCTTGAAAAGGTGGAGCTTTTCAGGGCGATGCGCCAGGAGCTGCGCGACCTCAAGGCCGACACGATGGGCGACATCGAGGCGTTTGTCCAGCTCTCCGGCGAGAAGTATGGCGTGAAGGTCGGCGGCGACAAGGGCAACATCACGCTCATGAGCTACGACGGCAAGTATCAGATCAAGCGCCAGATCAGCGAGCACCTTGCCTTCGGCGAACAGCTGCAGGCCGCCAAGGAACTCATCGACGAGTGCATCAAGGAATGGACCCAGGGGTCCAGGACCGAACTGCGGGCACTGATAAACGACGCGTTTCAGGTGGACAAGGAGGGGCGGATCAATACCGGCCGCATCCTCGGCCTGCGGCGGCTCAAGATCGACGATGAGCGCTGGGCCCGGGCCATGGACGCCATCAGCGACAGCCTGCAGGTGGTCGGCAGCAAGGCGTATGTCCGCATCTACGAGCGCAACGCGGACGGCAGCTACTCGGCCGTGGCGCTCGACATGGCCAAGGTCTAGCCATGGATGACCATCAGCTCATCACCTGCACGCTTCTGCACGCCCGCATCAGCGCCGAGCAGTGCGAGTACAACCGCACCAAACCGTTAGGGCCGTGCCAGCGCTGT